AATCAATTGGTGGAGCATCAAGATTCTTTTATGTAGCAAAAGCAAACAAAACAGACCGCAACGAAGGGTTAGAAAAACTACAAGACTACAATTGGAAAAATGACGGTGCGGCAATTCCTGACCGAAAAATGCGACCTTTTTTCTTAAGCAAAAACCATCACCCAACAGTAAAGCCAACAACACTAATGCAATACCTAGTCAAGCTAGTAACACCACCCAACGGCACAGTGCTTGACCCTTTTACAGGCTCCGGCTCAACAGGCAAGGCGGCAATACTTCAAGGCTTTGACTTTATTGGCATAGAAATGACAGACGAATACCTACCAATCATCGAGGGCAGACTAAAGCACGCTGAGGCGAAGGTTGCCGAAAGATTGTTGCTATGATTCTAGAAGTTCTGTGGGACTTATACGCTAAAGGATTCATACAAGCATTGGACAGGATAGAAACAAGAAAGGAAAAAGAAATTGAATTGCGAAAGATGCGGGATAGAGATACCCGAAAGCATAATAAACAAAAGAAAAGAAAGAGGCAGCCAAAACAAGAACTGCCGAGACTGTTCAATGAAGCCGGCGATGAAGCTCAAGATAACTAACTGCAACCCCTGGATTGGAGAAGTAAACGATAACTTCAACCCAATAGATAGAAGAGGCAATCTCTATATGCCCGGTGTTCGTATCTGTGGCTTCAAAGACTGCGTAAATAAGAACCACATCATTCCGGCAGTCAAAAACTTAGAAACAGAGAGGCTAGACATTAGCTATCGAACAGGTAAGAAGTTTCACCTAGCAAAAGTAATAGAAGAACTAAATGCCTAGCTATGTTTTTAAATGTCAAAGCTGCCCACTAAAGCTTCACCTGATTAGAAGCATCCAAGCAAAAGAAGCCAAGCCAAGCTGCACTAACTGCGGAACGGTAATGATTAGGGACTACGACCCGCCAGCCGTTACCTTTATCGGAATCGGATGGGGAAAAGATGGGTAGATTCCCTATGCCCTGCCTTGTCTGTGGTGTCTTATCTTTTCAACGATTATGCGAGACTCACGAACAAGAAGTAAAAAAAGAACACGAAGCCCGAAGGCAAGCTATCAAAGCTCAAACCAAACAATATTCAGGAACTTACACCAAGAGAGCAAAAGCAGTAAGAGAATCAGCAATCCTTTGCCACATATGTAAAGAGGGAATAAGAATAAATGACCCCTTCGAAGCCGACCACATCAACCCGGCAGAGAATGGAAGCAACGCTCTCTTACTAGCTGCTCACCGCTCCTGCAATTGCAGACGCTCGAACAAGCCTTTTTAGCCTAAAGGCTCAAGCAGTGCGTTATAGACCCCCATACGGGCTATATAGGGGGTGGGTTTTTTTCTTAGATATAGGCGGCCTAATAACCCCGAACGTAATCGTTTGCAGCTATCCGCAAAATGAAAAGCTTTTTCCAACTATGCTTGAAGCATGAAATTAGAGACCCTACAAATTAAAGACCTAACACCCGACCCTGAAAATGCAAGGGAACACGACGAAAAAAACCTAAAGGCGATTCAAGGCTCTCTAAAAGAATTCGGGCAAAGAAAACCAATCGTAATTACCGAAGAGGGGGTAATCGTTGCCGGAAATGGAACGGTTGAAGCAGCCAAAAGATTAGGCTGGTTAGAGATTCAGGCGGTAAAAGTTCCCCTAGATTGGACACCTAATCAAATCAAGGCTTTCGCCCTAGCTGATAACAGGACAGCGGAACTTGCTTCTTGGAGCTCCGTAGTCTTAGCGGAGCAACTTCTCAATCTCGAGCAAGCAGATTTCAAAATTGAAGAGTTTGGATTTGCCAAAGAACAAGCTTCCGAATCTCTTCGCCCGGAAGAGTTCCCGAGCTTTGACGATAACGACGAAACTTCTCACCGTTGCCCTAAGTGCCAATACGAATGGAACGGGAAATCTAAATGAAAGATTCCGTAATTCCTAAAGGCAAATGGCAGTTTAATCAAGAAGTAACTAAAGTTTTTGACGATATGTTAGCCCGTTCTATTCCCGATTACAAGGGGATGCGGGAGCTAACTACTAATTTAGCTGTGCAATTCGCTAGACCGGGGACAGACATAGTCGATTTAGGGTGCTCTCGAGGTGCTGCCCTAAAGCCTATTTATCAAGAACTAAAAGAATCGGTCAAGTATTTAGGCATTGAAGTTTCTGCCCCTATGCGAAAAGCAGCGGAAAAGGAAACCCCTTTTGCCGAAATTCTAAATTTAGATTTACGCAAGACTTACCCTAGAGCTAGAGCTTCGGTCACGCTATCAGTTCTTACTTTACAATTTATTCCTATTGAGTATCGTCAAGAAATTATTCAAAATGTTTTTGAGAATACTAATCCGGGCGGAGTTTTCCTCTTAGTTGAAAAAGTTCTAGGCTCGGATGCTTATTCAAACAACCTACTTATAGAAACCTTTCTAAAAACTAAAGAATCTCACGGCTACTCTAAAGAGCAAATAGATAGAAAAAAAGAAAGCCTTGAAGGTGTCCTAGTTCCCGTTACTGCTAATTGGAATGTAGAGCTACTAAAAGAAGCAGGGTTCAAGCATATAGATTGTTATTGGAGAAACCTAAACTTTGCGGCTTGGGTAGCGGTAAAAGAATGAAGCCTAAGTATTCGATTCCTAGTATGTCCGAAGTATCTAAAGCTAAAGGAATTAACGGCTTTAGTATGGTTTCGACTTTTTCCGGTTGCGGCGGTTCTTGCTTAGGGTTTGAAATGGCGGGCTTTGACCTTCGTTGGGCTAACGAGTTTATCCCGGAAGCTAGAGAAACCTATAAAGCAAATCACGATGGGGTAATCCTTGACGGGCGAGATATTAGAGAAGTAAAGGGTTTGGAAATCCTAGAAGCTATTGGCTTAGGTGTCGGAGAACTAGACCTATTCGAAGGTTCTCCGCCTTGTGCATCTTTTTCTAGTGCTGGAACTAGAGAAAAGGGTTGGGGGAAAGAAAAGTCCTATTCAGATTCTAAGCAGCGGGCAGATGACCTATTCTTCGAGTATTCAAGACTAATAAAAGAGATTCAACCTAAAACCTTTATTGCGGAAAATGTTTCCGGGTTAGTCCGTGGAACTGCTCTTGGATACTTTAGGGAGATTCTTCGGGACTTAGCTTCTAACGGCTACAAAGTAGAGGCTAAACTTCTAGACGCATCTTGGTTAGGAGTCCCTCAAGCTAGAAAGCGAATAATTTTTATCGGTGTCCGTAATGACCTAGTAGAAAAGTATAAAGTTGCCCCGGCGTTTCCCCTCCCTTTTGATTATCAATACTCTCTTAGTGAAGCACTAGAGGGAGTCGCACCGCTAGATAAATACTTAGACCCCGATACAGGGATGGACATTAGTTTAGATAGATACGCTATTGGACTCGAATGGGATAAAACCCCTATTGGTAAAAGTTCCAAAAAATACTTTTCTTTAGTAAAGCCTCACCCTTCTAAGCCCGCATCAACTATTACTGCTAAGGCTGGAGTAGTTAATGCAGCTTCAATAGCTCACCCGTTAGAAAAGCGTAAATTTACGGTAGAAGAGCTAAAGCTTCTATCTAGTTTCCCGAAAGACTTCGTGCTAACCGGGACTTATGCTCAACGCTGTGAGAGGATTGGGAGAAGCGTTCCACCTCTTATGGCAAAAGCAATAGGGGAAACAATAGCTAAAGAGATACTTGCCAAGACCCTTTAGGGGATTGGATAAAAACTAAAAAAATTTTTAAGGTTGCAGAAAGGGCAAAGGAATGGCACAAGTTGGCAGGAAGCCTAAGCCAGTAGAGTTAAAAAGAATTACAGGCAACCCCGGCAAACGCCCCCTGCCCGAGCAATCGGCAATAATGCTAATAGCTCAAGCAATAGAACCGCCAACCCCTGCTAGACCGTTGCTAAAGTATGGCAAAGAATTATGGGATAGGGTTTGGGATTCCGGGATTGCTTGGATAAGTCCGAACAGCGATATTGAAATTCTGCTCATGACTTGCGAGATGGTAGACGAGCGTTGGAATCTTCGAGTGCGAGTAATGACCGACAACAACCCGAAAGACCGCCGGGGACTTCGAGAGCTTGAGCGTTCAATCTATTCCAATCTTTCGCTTCTTGGTTTTACTCCGACAGATAGAACCCGCCTCGGTGTTGCTGAAGTCAAGAAGATGACAAAGTTTGAAGAGCTAATGGCTAGAAAGGCAGCACGTGAGTAGCTGGCCCCCGCTTTGGCTAACGCCTGTTTCTCAAGATGCAATAGATAGAGGCGATGGGGAAATCGCCATAGAGTTTACAGAAACCTTTGGTTCAATCGGTAAAGACGGAATAGCGGGAAAAGTTGGCGATGCCTTAAAACTTAGAGATTGGCAAAAACAACTTATCCGAAATATTTACGCTAGAGATAAAGACGGCGGGTTAGTTGCGAGAACTGCCCTAATCGGGATGCCAAGAAAGAATGGAAAGTCTGCTGTTTCTTCTACCGCTTTCGCTCTTTATTCTTTACTTGCCGAAGGCGTGGAGGGTGGAGAGGTCTATTCGATTGCATCAGAAAAGGAACAAGCAAGAATTGTTTTTTCAGAAGCCAAACGAGTAGTTGAGACAACCGAGCTATCTCAAATGGTAAAGATTTATAGAGATGCTATTTTTGTTCCTAAAACTAATTCTGTCTATCGAGTTCTATCCGCTGAAAGCTATTCTAAAGAAGGATATAACCCCCATCGAATTATCGCCGATGAATTGCACGCACATAAAGACCGCTCGCTTTTTGATGTAATGTCTTTAGCTATGGGAAATCGTGGAAGCTTGGCACAACTTATAGCAGTTACTACCGCTGGCGTAAAAAAAGATATGACCGGGCAAGATTCAATCGCTTACACCTTGTTTCAATACGGGCAGAAAGTAGCAAGAGGAGAAGTAAAAGACCCTTCTTTTTTTATGGCTTGGTGGCAAGCTAAAGAAGATGCAGACCACCGAGACCCGAAAACTTGGGAATCTGCTAATCCGGGATTTGATGACCTAGTTGCCAAAGATGATTTTGATTCAGCAATCCGCCGAACACCTGAAAACGAATTTAGAACCAAGCGACTAAACCAATGGGTAAGTTCACAAACCGCTTGGCTACCCGCCGGAGTCTGGGATGACTTGCAAGGTGAAAGAGAGATAACCGCCGATGATGAACTTATTTTAGGATTTGATGGTTCTTTCTCCGGGGACTGCACTGCCTTAGTGGGCTGCACTATTCCAAAGACCGAAGATGAAAAGCCTTATTTATTTTTAGTCAAGTCTTGGGAAAAAGACCTAACAATTCACGATGATTCTTGGCGGGTTGATATTCAAGAAGTAGAGGAAACCATTCTAAACTTTGTCCGAGATTACCCAAAGACCAGAGAAGTAGCTTGCGACCCGTTCCGCTGGCAGCGTTCAATGGAAGTCTTGCAAGATAAAGGCGTTCCAATCGTAGAATTCCCTTCAACTTCAGCCCGGCGAATGGTTCAAGCCTGTGCTAAGTTTTATGATTCCGTAACGGGAAAGACTTTAGAACACGACGGAGACGCTACTTTAGCAAGACATTTAGATAACGCCGTTACCAAGATAGACAACTTAGGTATCCGAATAGTAAAAGAAAACAGAAACTCTCCGAGAAAAATTGACGCAGCGGTAGCTTCTATAATTGCTTTCGATAGGGCAGTATCGGCTAGAATGGAAGAAATAGTTCCCGACTTCTTTTTCTAAGGGTAGATAATGGCAACAGTAATTCAAATAGGCGGAGCAGCTCTTCTAGTTATTGGAATTGGGCTAATTTCTATTCCCGCTTCTCTAATCGTTGCAGGGCTTGCAGCTATAACTTTTGGTATCGCATTGGAGCGTAAGTAATGCTTAATAATCTTTTCGAAAAAAGAGCCATCAACTTCCAAACTCTTTGGGGTGCTGGGGATGACCTAGTAGACCTAAACAAGTCTGGCACGCTAGTCAATTCAGAAACAGCGTTTAAAATTACCGCAGTCTGGTCGGCGGTATCTCTTATCTCGGATACTATTTCAACTCTTCCGATTGATTCATACATTAGAAGAGAGGGAGCAAGATTTCCTTTTCGCCCTCGCCCGGCTTGGGTAACAAAACCAGACCTAGACCAGCAGCCTTCTGCGTTCTGGCAGTCGGTAATCGTTTCGCTACTGATTGATGGAAATGCTTTTGTTCGCGTCTATCGCTCGGGTGGACAAGTTGTAAACCTAGTTCCTCTAAACCCTCATAAGGTAAACATCAAGAGAAACGGAATCGGGCGAGTTATGTTTCAAGTTGAAGGAGAAAAAACTCTTCTTAGCTCTGAGGACATTATTTTTATTGCTGACCTAGTTCGCCCGGGAGACATTAGGGGAATGGCTAGAGTTGAAGCTCTAAAGGATAACTTCGGGCTTTCTCTAGCTCTAGAGTCCTATGCCGCTAGATTCTTTTCTAACTCAGCAACACCGCAGGGAATTATTGAGTTCCCCGGAAACCTAAATGCTGAACAGGCCGAAAACTTACGGCGTGGATTTGACTCAGCTCATAGAGGACTAAAGAAAGCACACAAGACCGGAGTTCTTTCGGGTGGTGCTGCTTGGAAAGCAACAGGGTTAGACCCTGAAGATTCCCAGTTGGAATTATCCCGCCGTCTTGCCGTAGAAGATGTAGCTCGAGCTTTCAACATCCCAAACCATATGTTAGGAGTTCAAGGCTCAACCGCTTATGCTTCAGTGGAACAAGATTCGATTTTCTTCGTTCAGCATACGCTTCGCCCGATTGTTCAGAAACTAGAAACAGCTTTCACCCCTCTTCTTGCTGAAGTAGCAGGAGGGGAAACGGCTTTTGTTCGCTTCAATCTCGATGGACTTCTCCGGGGAGATTCTCAGGCGAGAGCTTCGGCTTATTCGATAGGACTCCAATCCGGTTATTACACCGTGAACGATATACGCAGATTTGAAGATTTGATTCCAATGACTAACCCAACAGCTGACCAAGTTAGAGTTCCGTTAGCAAATGTAAATATTGAAGATTCTCAAATTGCAACCGAAGATAAAAAAGTTGGAATGGCTCAAAAACTAGTTTTATCTGGATACGACCCGAAGGCAGTTCTTGCAGCTCTGGGGCTACCTCCGATAGCTCACACCGGAGTTCCAAGCACACAACTTCAGCAGTTAGTTCAACTAGACCCGGTTAATCCGCAAGGTGTTTACGAGGCTCAATAATGATTTTGTCAAAAATGCTTGATATAGAAGAAAGTAGAGCCGAAGGCGGCAACATTATTATTCTAGATATAGACAATACGATTATTCGTGAGGGACAACTAAACCAAAAACTTATTGACTATTTAGATACTTTTGATAACACCGAATTTATTATTATTACCGCACGCCTAGAGTCTGAAAGAGAGCAATCTATTGCAGACCTAAATGGCTTTTATTTTGACCAACTAATAATGAAGCCCGAAGATGACCTAGATTCTACGCAGTTTAAAAAAGATACCGCTTCCGAGTTACAAAAAAGCTATGCCATAACCGTGGCGATAGATGACAACAACGCAATCCTAAGAGCTTATAGAGAGCTTGGAATTACAGTATTGCACCCGAACGAAATTCCAGAAAGTTCAGAGCAAGAAGCTCGAGATGTAAACATTGAACCACCCGCTTATATGAAAGCAGCAGCAAGAAGAGGGCTAGAGTATTACGCCGAAGGAAAAGGCGGAGATGGATTAGTGGATAAAACTATTCGAGAAGCTCGGGCGATGACCGCTGGAAATGTAACCGCTGACAAGTGGGTAAGAACCGCCGCTTGGATTGGAAGGCACTTAGGAGACTTAGATTCTCCAGACGCTAACCCAACTGCTGATAATTATCCGTCTGCCGGAGTAGTTGCACATCTTCTTTGGGGTAGTGGGCCAAGCAAGGCTTCAGCAAGAAGAGCGTTAGAGTATTCGCAGGGAGTGGTTGCTAGACTTGA